TATTTTAGATCTATTAATGATTGTAGTTATTATACAAAGTATTTAAGTGAACAAACATATGACAGTGCTACTGGTGATGAGGTAATATACAAATGTATATGTAAACTTGTGCCACAAGTAGACGAAAAGAAAGTAAAGGTTTACTAATGACAGAAGATAAAAAGAAAATTGTTAACTTAGACATAGGGCAAAATAGCTTTGAGTTATCGCTAAGAATACTAGGTAATGAGTTTGTTGCTATTAAGATTGGCTCCACTAATTTTAGTGGTAAGTTGATAGCAGGTGGTATTCTTTTGTTATTTTTTACTTTAGTCTTATTGGAAGGCTTTGGATTAAATGAGATTTTAATACAATGAATGTAGATACTTTTTTAAGATGGAAGATACTACCAAGATTTATGATGCTTGCTAGTACAATAATGTCCTGGAGATGTGCCGAATGGTTTATGGATTTAGATGCACCAACAGCTAGTCAGTCTGCGTTTGTATCTGTAGTTATGGGTGTTATGACTGGTGTATTTGGTATATGGATGGGTCACGAACATAAGGGAGACAACAATGTTAACAGCGTTAATAGGTCCAGTAAGTAACTTACTAGGTAAGTTTATAGAGGACAAAGACCAAAAGAATAAACTAGCACATGACTTAGCTACGATTGCACAGAAACACGCACAAGAACTAGCCAAAGGTCAGATAGAAGCTAATGTTGTTCAAGCGAAACATCCTAGTTTATTTGTTGCTGGAGCTAGACCAGCTATCATGTGGATTTGTGCATTAGGTTTATTGACACAATTTTTTCTGATGCCGATTGCAGAATGGGCAACAAGTATATGGATGCCTGATGTTATATTGCCTGAGTTAAACACAGGAGAATTGATGACATTAACACTATCATTATTAGGACTTGGTGGTATGAGATCATTCGAGAAATCAAAAGGTGTTGCAAGGGAGAACATGAAAAAATGAAGAAAAAAATAAAAAAAGTTATTAAAGGTTTGACCAAAGCTAGTAAGTCACACGCTAAACAAGCAAAGACACTCAAGGGTGTATTAAAGAAGATTAAAAAGAAATGATGTGGAACTGGTTGAAATTATCTAAGTTTTTTAATAAGATTGGTAATTATTTCTATTATCGTCATGTGCAATGTGTAAAAAAAAGACAAGGTAGATAAATGAAAAAGAAATCAACAGTCAACAAATCAGGCAACTACACCAAGCCTACTATGAGAAAGGCTTTGTTTAATAGGATTAAATCTAGTGGTAAAGGTGGTAGACCTGGACAATGGTCAGCTAGAAAAGCACAGATGCTTGCCAAACAATATAAAGCTAAAGGAGGTGGCTACAGATGAAGAAAGCACTAACCTCAAGACAAAAAGAAACTCTTAAACGTCATGCCAAACATCATAGTGCAAAACATATGTCTAGCATGAAAAAGGACATGATGGCAGGTATGTCATTTACAGCTAGTCACAAGAAAGCTATGAAAAAAGTTGGTAAATAATGGCACTTACAAAACGACAAAGATCATTAAAGTCTTGGACAAAGCAAAAGTGGAGAACCAAGAGTGGCAAGCCTAGTACACAAGGGTCAAAGGCTACAGGTGAACGTTATCTTCCTGAAAAAGCAATTAAGGCTCTTAGTTCCAAAGAATACGCCAAGACTACGGCTGCTAAACGCAGAGCAAGTAGATCAGGTAAACAGGTATCTAAACAACCCAAAAAGATTGCAGCAAAAACGAAAAGATTTAGAAAGATTACTTAATGATAGAAGATCTAAAAAATGAAATAAAGGCAGATGAAGGTTGTGTAAACTCTGTGTATTTAGACCATTTAAATTTAAAGACGCTAGGTGTGGGTCACTTGGTTACTGAATGGGATGAAGAATATGACCAGCCTGTTGGAACTATTGTTTCAGATGATAGAGTTAATGAGTTATTTGAAAAAGATATAAATGTAACATTAGAAGAATGTAGATATTTGTATGATGACTTTGACAGTTTGCCTGAAGAAGTGCAAAAGATCATAGGCAATATGATGTTTAATCTAGGCAGACCAAGGCTTTCTAGGTTCCACAAGATGAAGAAAGCTGTATTAGATAAAGATTGGCAAGAAGCAGCTAACCAGATGCAAGATAGTAAATGGTATGAACAAGTTACTAATCGTGCAGAGAGATTATGTGAAAGAATGAGGAACGTAGACAGTGCCTAAGACTCCAGCATGGCAACGTAAGGCAGGTAAGAATCCCAAGGGTGGACTAAATGCCAAAGGTCGTGCATCATATAAGGGTGGTACATTAAAAGCTCCTGTAAAAAGAGGAGACAATCCAAGACGAGCAAGTTTTCTAGCTAGAATGGGAGGTATGCGTGGACCTGAAAAGAAAAATGGAAAGCCTACAAGATTACTATTGTCGCTTCGTGCATGGGGTGCTAGTAGTAAAGCAGACGCTAAAAGAAAAGCTGCTGCAATTAGTAAGCGTAATAAAGGAAAAAAGAAGTAAATACGAATACATACAACTAAAAAAGGAGACTACAATGCCAATGGGTAAAGGAACTTACGGAAGTCAAAGAGGTAGACCAGCTAAGAAAAAGGGTCTAACTGCAAAGCAAAAGACATTGCCTAGTGCTTTGCAAAAAAAGATAATGAAGTCTAAGAAAAAGAAATAATTATTTATCCTCTTTTTTGTGACTAAATCTAGTGCCATTTCTAGCTGATCCATGCTTGTAATCGTGCTTTTGTGAATCAATAATAATGCCACCTAAATCTGATACTCCTGCATGGACTTCTGTAGATACAGGTTTGTAGCTTTTGACGTTTGCTTCTAGCTCATATTCTGCTACTGCTTTTGGGCAATCCTCGAATACCATTACTGCATCTATCTCACTTGCGAATACAAACCATCTCTTACCAAACTTTTTACCTTTGACTTCTCCTGTTTGTAGCAAACGAATTAGTCTTTTTCTATTGCTTGGTGTATCTCCAAACATCAGTTCGGTAGCTTCCTGTGTGGAATAGTATGATTTAGAATGGTATTTCATCATCAAGCTCGTCTTTTAAAGCAGCAATAGGACTAGGTTTTGGTGGGTCTATTGTCTGAGCTAGTGATTTCATTCCAGGTTGTGACACTCCATCAGATATACTATCTGTGTATACTCCTTGCACCACCTCTGATACGGCAAGACCAAACGTGCCATCATCATTACCAAATAATTTTACAGAATACTTAGCATCTTTTCTAAGATGTATGTCTGCTGGGGAGCCATCTTTGTATGGTTTCCAATTAGAGTTACCATGTGTAGCTTTACCCTCTGAGTTAGGGTACAAGGTTATGTTCATAGTTTTTATGTATTTATTAGCCATTTGTTTTCCTTTCAAATTCATTTAAATATTTAACAAATATCTGAATTGCTTTCTTATACAAGTCAGGGTTATGTTCTTTCATTTCGTCTAAGGTAGACTGTGAATCAGTGTAATAAGCATCTAATTGATCTTTAGTTCTTTTCTGCTGACACCAATGTTCAAAGTCAGGAACCTTTGCTTCGTGTCTTTCTCTCCTTTCTTCAGGTGTTATTTTAGGTATTTTAATTTCTTTTGGTGGTAAGTCTTTCAACTCTATCTTAGGTTTTTTCACAGGTTTAGGCTTTTCTTTGATAGCTTCCGTCTTTCTGACAACTGCATCCATTTCATTTGCACTTGCATACTCGCCACCAGCCAATCCAAGACTAGCCAAAGCTCTACCTATTGCAGATGTTTCAGCGTTCTCTAGGGCAGATGTAGTGTTGACCATGCCCTGTCCTCTGATTTCTTCTGCCATACCAGCACCTACTTTGCGATTGTCTTTGTCTGTGATAATAGCTTTGACAACAACTCGCTTGCCATCATTGACTAATATCTCAGTATCAAGACCAAAGTCTGTGCCATGTATACGTCTAAAGGCTTCCATCCTGTGCACAACCTGTGTATAAAGTTTGCCACCTTTTTGTTTGACACCATGCGACTTGTGTAAGTCTGCGATAGTGTCCATAGTTTTTGCTAGATTACTCATTATTTTCTCCAATCCAAACCTGCATCCCCAAGAGCAGCAGTGTAATATTTTATTAATTCTATAAGCACTTCATTCTGTTTAGTTACAGTCTTATGCTTATCCTCTAATTTAGCTATACGTTTCTCTAATAGATCTATAGCTTGTGCATGATACTGTTCAGTATCAGTCATTTGTTTTTGCCATTTATTGACTAATTCGTTTATCATTCTATTCTCCATACTCTAAAACCAAGCAACACATTATCATCATCTCTTACAATTCTCATGGTAGATTTCATTCCAATCCGTCTAAGAGCATTGGCAAAGTTCATAGCTATCTTTCTTGTTTCACGATTATAGTCAGCAAATTGTCCTATATCTGCTTTTACAGCTTCTATAAAAACGCTGTCTCCAATATCCATAAGCCTTGCTTTGCCCATATGTTTTCCATTTTTTTGCTTTGAGGGTATTGGGATATTTTGTTCTATCTTTAAAGTCATATCCCTGCCCTTTCCTCTGCCTGATGTTGTGCAATATCTTCGTCAGTTACAGATTTATGTAGATAATGTCTTGAACTCCACATCTTTTGCTGATTTCTGCCACTCTCGCCTTTAATAGCCGTTCCATCTACAATCACTAGTCCTTTATCTTTTAGTGCCTTGTAGCGTGCTGTAATCGTGCTGTATCGGTATTGTGGTAGGGCATACTGCACCTGATCTGAAATACACCCTGTTTCGCCAAAAGAATCTATTACTTCCCACACTATTTTTTCCATTTGATTTGCTTCTACTTTGTTAGCACTTTCGTGGCTAGTGTAAGGATCGTTGTTTCGTCTTAATGTTATTGGATTTGTCATGTCAAATCTCCCATAGTTGTTTTGCTAGATTGGTTATGTTAGGTCCATGTCTTGCTGATAGTTGCACCATGTCAGGATTAACCATACCAGCTAGTGTTTTCCATGAACCTCTGCTTGCTTTTAGTAAGTTCTGAGTGACTAACCAAGAACGTACCATGTCATCATAAGCTCTTTGCAGACTTTCTTCTGTCATAAGCTCACAATTCGTTTCGTCTACTATGTTATAGCCTGATGCCGTAACAAATAACAAAGCTGGTTTCTCTCCTGTAGCTTTCCAATAGACTGCTTGTTGCATAACTTGTTGTGCTGATGGCTCTGTTTTAGGTTTAGGTACTCGCCAAGACCTAGTTCCATCTTTCTTTGGTGGGTTTCTCATAGGTAGAGAGCATTTTAAATCTATCTGTCTGCCACCACCTGAGTAATCCTGATATAAAACTATTGGTACATCTATCTTAGGTTCAACAAATTGCTTCATTGATTCACCCTCAATACGATTGACACCCTCAAAATACTTGTGCAGTCCATCAACTGCGTGCTTAACCATTTCAGGTAGATGCTCACGAAACTCCTCGTATTCTTCTGCATCTTTGCCATTATCCCATGTTCTAGGTGTGTAGCCTTGATACTCTGTGAGTGCATATCTAACAGACTCATTGATTTCCATAGGGTCTTGTTGTCCTCTGATTGGACTAAAGTTATGTAATCCCATAGCACAATCAACACCTGTCTGTACTTTGATGCCTGATATTGGTCTTGATGCCATAGGAAAGCTCATGTTGTGTTCTTTTCTAAGGTAATGTTTCAGCACCATTTCATCTTTAGTAATAGTTCCGTTACTTGCACTTTCGTGTTTCATACCAAAGTTTAATCTATAATCAGGTATCTCAGCCATGTTGTATTCCTTTCAATATGTGAGCAATAACATCTACTGTCCAACCATTGCCTATCATCTTGTATCGCTGACTATTAGACACATGATTAGTGTAGTTATCAGGCATGGTTTGTAGACGTTCACACTCAAGTGGAGTTAGCTTTCGCCAAGCATAAACTTCTTCTTTCACAACAACATTATCTTTTTGTAAGGTTGTAAGGCAGTTTGATTTGTCATCTTGTCTAACCTCAATTACTTTTGTAAATGGCAGCTCAAGTTGATAATCTTTTCTTGTGCCGTTTTCATCTAATCTTCTGTTAACAATCCTGGCTATGCCTACCTTTGGCTCTAAGTTGCCACCACCATTTGCTGTTAAAGTCGGAGCCTTGCCATGCCTAGAGTAAACTCTTTTTAAGTAATCGTGACCATTGAGATCAGCACTTCCAACTCTTATGAGGCCATCCTTTGATACTGTTGGATTTTGTTTTGGAATAATTTTTTTTATGTATGTTGGAATCTGTCCTTTATACATAGATGCAGTAAGGCAGTTTGCTTTAGGATCGTCTATTGATTTAACCTTGTTACCTCTTGGCTCTCCACCCCAATGATTAGAAAGATAGTTAGGTATATCTCCAAAAGGTAGTTCTTCAAGAATATCTTTTATAAATATACTTTTGTCTTGTGGTTGGTAAACATT